ATTGCTGTGTTTTCTATTTGCCCACAGCGCAAATGCCCAGCCTATACAATGTGAAAAATTTGCCCAACTCCACAGCGAATTAAAAAGCAAATATGTTGAAAAGCCAATCTGGAAAGGCAAATCAAAAAGAGGGCATTCAATCATTATTTATATGGGCAAAAATGGAGGCTGGACGGCTGTAATGCTAAAAAACGATCAAACGGCTTGCTTGCTAGACGCAGGGCATAAGGGCAGTTATGCAAAGCTTGGGGAGCAAACATGATGGCTCCAGAAGAGCGCGACAGATTAGCAAGGGCTGAACAAGCGATAGTTGATATGCGCTCAGATATTTCAGCAATAAGAAAAGATACGATGCAACTTACATCAGCGTTGAATATGTCGCGTGGCGGGTTTTGGGTGGCTCTAAGATTTGGCGGTTTACTTGTTCTTATATCTGGGGGAATCGCTTGGCTAATCGAAACGATGAAATAGAAACAGTTGGCGGCGGCAGTTATCATAATCATAGAATTGGGCAATGGTCTGAATTTCAAGCCGCCGCATTTTTAACCCGTCGAAAATTTGAAGTTTACAGCCATCATGGACAATCAATTTGCGACTTGATTGCAGTAAAACGCAAAGGCTTACGTTTGCTCGTTCATTTAATCGAAGTGAAGCACAACAATCTTGAGTATGGAAACACTAATTTTAAAGATTTAAGAAAAGAACAAAAAATGTATGGCATAAAATTATTAGTCGTTAATAGCGATGGGGCAGTTGTCCCGCATTTTGAATTGGAGAAATAATGGAAATTCAACTTACTGGCGCAAGTTATAAAACTCCAGCTTCTAACGAAAAATTCACTGATGTATGGACAACAACAGACAAAAATAATGTTGTTTTGCACACGCAAGCCCGAAAATTTATTTTAAGCGGCGATCAAGCTGAAAAACTCAGTATGTATTTAGCCGCTTGTGTTTTGGATTTAAGGAGAGAAAAAAATGCGCGGGATTAAAGAATTAGCCATTTCAATAAAAATCTGGTTTTGTAGTCAGCCAAAATTTGCACAGATAACAATGGTCGGTTTAGTTGCATTTGCAATAATTGCCTACGCAATGAGTTTGGTGACATGACTCCAATCAAAAATGCTGATTTAGATAATGATGGAATTGTAAGTACAGAAGAATTATCCGCTGTTGATGCCCACAACAAGCTTGAAGCTCAAACGAGAGTAGCAATAGCAAGTTTCATTATTATGGTGGCATTTGCAACAGTGTTAATTTCTGGGCTTGTCCCTGAGTCACGCATTGTCAGCCTTGGGCCATTGATAAGTACGTTATTTATAGCCAAAGCTGGGATAATAGGGGCTTGGTTCGGGATGACAGGCTATATGTCTCGAAAATAAAATGGATATACTTGGTAGCCTTGTTGGTGCGGCATCTGGCGGCTTGTTAGGCGTAGCTGGTTCATTAGTTGGGAAAATTGCTAATTATTTTGAACTAAAACAAAAAATGAAGTTGGAAGAAATTCAAAACCAACATTCATTAGCTGTTATGGACAAACAAGCAGAATTGCAAAAAATGGCGCACCAAGGCCAATTTAAATTAGCCAGTTTAGAAACTGACAGCGCAAATTTAATTGCTTCTTTTAAACACGACGCAAGCTATGGCGAAACTTATAAATGGGCAAATTCCATATTACGGTTTATTCGACCCTTGCTTACTTTTAGCGTGGTTGGCGTGTTTGTTTATGTTTATTTCAAATCTGAACAAATGGGGGATTTAGACACAGTTCAACGGATGAGTAACGAAATATGTTTTTTAACATCCACCTGTTTGAGTTGGTGGTTTGGGAGTAGAAAATGAGCGCATTTATTGAAAGACTATCTGAGCGTTTAGAGAAAGAGGAAGGATGTGAACTATTTCTTTATGATTGCCCCGCTGGTTACAAAACTTTAGGAATTGGCAGAAACGTAGAAAGTAGAGGCATCACAAAGGCAGAAGCCTTAACAATGTTAGAAACAGATATAAATGTAGTTATTTCAGAATTAGATAATACTTTCCCTTGGTGGAACGATTTAAGCGAAAACAGAAAAATTGCATTGGCTGATTTAGCTTTTAATTTAGGAATGCCAAAATTGAAAGCATTTGTAAAATGTTTGAAATATTTACAAGACGGTGATTATGAAAACAGCGCAATCGAATTGCTAGATAGTAATTACGCAAAGCAAGTGAGCAACAGGGCAAAACGAAATGCAGAGTTAATTCGTGAGGGCTAAAATGGAAGGTTTTGATGCGTTAGATTTGCTAAATACAGCCATTGCCGCATTCGCGATATTGGGCGGCATGGCATATGCGATTATAAAAACAAAAATTGATGTAGAGCATTTAACTAAGAAGGTTGAAACATTATTCCAGCTTTGGAATGAAAGAAACAAAAAATGATTTACGTTTTCGTTTTGCACATGTTTAAAAAAGGACGATCTGATGGAAAAAGAAATTACCGCTAGGTATAATGAGCGTTGTGAGTGTGACTGCGATAATTGCGTTGAATGTAATTGTGATCCATCCATTTGCAAGTGCAAAGGCCACCAGCGGCCCACAGATAAAGAGTGCAACGGTTAGTGCAACGGTTGGCAATTTAGCAATTCTGCGAAACCGCAGAAAAGTGCAACGGTTGGTGCAACGGTAAAACTTAGCTAAAAAACATCAAAACTATGCAAAACTGGGCGGGAAATGGCAGAAAACCTAGCTTACAGTGGTGACCCCGACAAGATTCGAACTTGTGACCTACAGATTAGGAATCTGTTGGCCTATTCTTTTAACTTGTTGTTTTTACTGCGTAAGTTATGTGGTCGGGGGAAAAGTGCAACGGTTGGTGCAACGGTTGACGCATTTTTGTCTGTTGTAAGGCCAGACGTAAAAGTGCTTAACGCTGGTTCATAAACCGCATAATGCTTTCGATAAGTGTCAATCGAAATATTAAAATGGTCACAAATCTGGTCGCTGGTATTTTTGCCTGATCGTACAGCGTGGGTTATTGCAGTTCGTCTAAGATCGTGAGGCGTTAACTCTGGGAAGCCAGAACGTTGTGCAATCGTGGAAAATGATTGTTTCAAATCAGCAATAGGCTGGCCTTTGTTTTGTATTACATGGTCATCACTTATCTCTTTTGCTTTCCATTCCTGATACATCCCCAAAAGCAAATTAAAAATACCGCTAGGTATAATTATACGGCTTCTTGGCTTCCTTCCAAATTTGCGCTCTCCAGCAAAGTTAATTTCATTGTTGTTAAAATCAACATGACCAGCGTTTTTATTTTTGTGCCATCGTAATTGCAGTATAGCTGTTTTGCGCTGGCCTGTTTCTAAAGCAATTCTAATAAATTGATAAGTGTGCTTGCTGTTAGATTGTTCTGCTGTTTGCAAAAACAAATCTATATCTTTTTGGCTTTCTAAATAATTTTCTCTTGGCTCATGCGATTGAGATAATTTGAACCTTGGCACAGTATCAATAATTTTGCTTTCGTTTGCGGCGTAGTTAAAAGCCGCTTTAAATATACGTTGATAGCCTACCGCCAGTTTATCGTGAATTAAATCTGTGGTGATGTTTTTAATTTCCACATCTCTAAAACGCTCACGAATATACTTCGCATCCGTTAAATATTTTTTGCGGTTTTTTTGGTTTTCTGTTTTTGCAAGCACACGTTCAACGTAATTTACTATTATTTCATTAACTGTGTGCGCTTGATTGCTTTGTTGTTCTTGCTCTAACGTTTCATTAAATTCTTTTAATTTTTGCAAAGCTATTTTGTTGTCACTAGTATTCGTTCCTCTAACTCTTGTTCTTTGCGCGAGAGTATCCCACCAAACAATTTCAAATTTGTTGGTTGCTTTTCCGTTTTTTCGCCGTTTGCGAATGTATGCGCCGTCACGCCTTTTTGCCATGATAGATTAATAAATTCCTCTACTGACCAACGCCAATAACGTTTTTCTCCAAGCCAACGATGCGTTTTTATTTTGCGTGGTATCTTTGTTCCTAGTGCGACACCAAGCAACTCGCATACTTGTTCGTAGGTGATCGGGATTCTATCGTCAATCATTTTTCGCTTAACGCTTTCATAATTTGGAATAACGCATTCAATCGTTTTTGCCGATATTGTTCACTCAGGCTCACGTTTTTTTCGTTTAGGCTCACGTTTTTTTCGTTTTTCTTCTTTGAGAAAAGCATTTTGAGTCTTGTCATATAACGCTGATTTTTCTGTCATTGTGAGTGAAAAATATGGGTGCGGTTTTGTCGGGTTATCTTTTCGCCGCGCCCAAATTTCAAAAGAATCAAAACCTTTGCGGCGTGTCACCATAAAATAAGTGCCGTTATCATGGTTAATTCTGGCTTGCCGCAATTTTTGATTTTTTGACGCATCCCAGCCTTTTGAGCTATCAGTAGCTTTTTTATCAGCTACTAATTCCCATTTATGTTCGATATTTTTCAATGTGCCGCCATCACTAAAAGACCTTGAAAAACTCCCATAAATGTAAGCCCAATAATTATGCCAGCTACTATATAATCAATTGTTTTCACGAATGTTTCCCTTCTTTACTGCCGCTATTGTTTTCATATGCCACGCTAAACTTTCCAGCGTGGCTTGATCCGCATTGTTAATTTCTTTGACAAGCTCTTTCTTCAAATCAAAAAGGGATTTCGTCATCTAAATCACCGTCAATTGGGCCATCATTTAATTTTTTTAATGCTGGCGGCTGATAGCTTTCGACGGCGGCATCTGCTTTATTGCCAAGCATCGTTAATTCGCCTCTGTAGCGTTGCAAGACAACCTCTGTGCTGTACTTGTCCACGCCATCTTTATCTGCCCATTTTCGGGTTTGTAATTGCCCTTCTAGGTAGACTGTAGACCCTTTACGCAAATATTGTTCTGCAACTTTTCCCAACGCTTCATTAAAAATAACGACACGATGCCACTCTGTTTTTTCTTTACGCTCACCACTATTTTTATCTTTCCAACTTTCGCCAGTGGCTAACGACAACTGCACGATTTTGCCGCCATCGTCCATTGTGCGCACTTCTGGATCACGCCCCAAATTTCCTACCAACGTTACTTTATTTACGCTACCCGCCATTATTTTTTTCCTTTTGAAAGTTTATGTTTTTTAGTTTTATGTAAATTTTTTAACCAACTAATTTGATGAATAGATGCGTTAAGTTTTGCGGCAGTTAACAAAGCTTTATTACTTGCAACATCTAATTCGCGTGTATTTGTTGCCGCATTGATTAGTTGTGCCGCATCAAGATATTGTTCTTCTGTCATTCTGCCGCCTGCGCTTGGGGTTGATATTGTCTGTAAAGTTCTTGATATTTTTCCACAAATTGCTTTTTGTCATCGTTTGACAAACCAGCAAATTCGCTAGAACCTTTGATAGCTTCTTTATTACTTATTAATGCCTCAAGGTTTTGTGCTTGCGACAATTGGGCGCAAAGCGTGTCTAATACAGAAATAGGTTTTTGCTCTAATTGTGCTTTAACGGTTTTTGCCTGTGGCGTTGGTTTTGGCTCTTTTATGGCATCGTCTGATCTGCGCTGTGCCGCTTCTGCTTCACTATCAGTTAATGCAATTTCACTTTCAGAATAGAAAAACCCTTGTAAATTTAACGCCTCTAAAATTGCGCGATCTACGGCTCTTTTATATGCCATCATAGCGGGATAAGCATTTTTGTTATTTGCTGGGTCTGCCTCTGCGACAGAGCAATAGGTTTGCTTGTCTTTAGTTTCCACCATAACAAAACAAATGCTTTTGTTACGTTCTGCAAAAAAATCTAACTTAACACTTTCTGGCACGACTCTAATTTGTTGTAAGCCAGCGATCTGTTTTAAATATCTGTGTTTAACAATATTCATACCGCTTTGTTTATGCAACCAAGTAGCTTCACCAATTTTTACATCATCGGGTAAATATTTTTCCAGTCGTGCATCTGCACTACTTAACGGCGTGTTTCTAGCCATGCCGCACCTTCTCTTTCTTTTCCTTAAACATTATGTGACCAGCACGATTGCGTTCCATCCACAGTTCTTTACAGCCAGCCTTTTGTGCGGTTTCTGGCATAAACGCTTTTGCATTTTTCTTAACCGTTTCATGCGCCGTGTGGTCAACTTTTGTTTTAAGATATGCCTCACGAAAAACAGACCATTCTATAGCTGTGTTTGAGCCAAGGTTTTCTTCATTTGCCTCATCCCAATCAAGAAAGTCTGTTGCCGCAACTTTTTGCTTTGTTATTTCTTCTATAGTTATGTGAGGCGGCTCAATGTCATTAACAACAAAATGCACATATTGTTGTAACTCTTTGAATATTTCCATTTGCCGCAATGGTTGGGCTTCTATTTCAATTTTATCCCATTTTGAATTTCCATAAATTACAGACAATTCAGACCGCTTGACTTCAACCCCTAAACAAGAGGATGCGGCGAACATTTGCATTTGCATCTGTGGTTCATAACGTTCAATAAAACTATTGCGATTATAGCCGCCACTATAGTTATTGATGTTTGTATGCTTGCAGTCTACCAGCACAATTTCAGCGGTTGTAGGATCAGCAAAAATCCTGTCAGGATGCGTGTTTAAAAAAGGATGGTCACGGTGCTGAAACTCAATTTCTGGCTTGTCTCTCCAGATTTTTTTCCACTGCGTCATGTCAGCAAATTCAATGCCTGTCTGTTTTTCATACCATTGAGCGTTAAAGTCTTCTGTATATGAACCCAACTGCACTGCCAGTTTATTTGACAAATCCTCTGGCTGTTGACGGCCAGTATCAATTAACCATTCTTGATACATTCCATTGTCTTTGTGGTAATGTATCGCCGCATATTTTGTCGCGCCTACGGTAAAATTTTTAGGCGTTTCAATGCGCTTAAATGGGCCAAGCATTACAGATACCCTTTAAGCTGTAGGTATCGTGTGGACTCTTGCACCATGCCAATTTGTTTTAACTCATTAGCTGTGTCTTGAATTGCTATTTCAAGCATATCTTTTTCTTGCTGAATTTCTAGCAATTGGTCTTTTGACGCACCTTCTAAAAATGCGTCCTTTACCTTTTCTTCTGCTGATTTTTCCATAAAAAGACTCCAAAAATTGAATACAATATTTAGAATCTATATTACTTCAAGTAATTTAACAAACAAAAAATTAATTGCAGTTTAAGATTTTTCTTTCAAAAAAAGGTCGATTTCTTGTTCTATGATTGCTAACCGTTCTAATGTCCAATTATCAAGAGCGTCATTTTTGAGGTCAGCTATAGCGTTTTTGAGGTTTTCAGACATTTCGTATCTCCTATCGAATCATAATTTACGATAAGAAATAAAAAAATACATATCTAAGTTTGGTAGCAATATTTGATAGGAGTTTATTTACGGTCTTGCTTTTTTAAATCAACGCAATAGTCCACAATATCCATTGTGTGGCCTAAGTCGTAAAGCCAGCGATCTCTTTCCTCGTTCCAATGCCGTTCATTATTAACGATTTTTTGCGACAGTAAATTTGCTCCATCGACAACTGATTTGATACAGAAAACCATTCTTGCATTTACACGGCAGTAATAACGTCGTTTGATATTACCTTTTGACGGCGTGAAAGAATTTAGCGGCGCATTTAAATTTTCGTCAGCTTCAGCATTATAGGTGTGTTGTTTCAACAACCCTCTTAAATGGGTTTTCCCCGATTGTTGCACACTTCCAATTAATGACATCTGATCAATCAATTGAGTTTGTGACGGTAATGTATTTTCATTTTCTGTTTCTTGGGAAAGATAAGTTTTAAACAAAATCTGTGCGGCTATTGCTCCCCAAGTCAGCCCAACCGCAAACCAACTATCAATTTCGCGCTGGTCATAAATATTTTCGGCCCTGCCTAATAGCCAGTTTGAGCGATGCCGCCGAACAGATTCTGATGGAATTAAATTACCGCTAACTATTTCACCTTCAGAATTTAAAAATTCATTTGTCGTAAAATAATTGCTTTCCCACGGACATGACGAAATTGGAAAAGCATAAGTATCATCAACAATTTTGGTAGCCATTTCCCATTTGGCTTTTACCCTAGGCTCCAACCGCGACAAATCTGTACGATGTTGCGTGTAATACTCTTGAAGTATGCGTGAGTTACTTGTGCGGTCGTTGCTCAATCAAACCAAGGCGAACCGTCAAGCATTGCTTTTGATGCGCTTGATAGCCCCTCTCTGTTGCCAGTTAAGAGAAAGTCAGTAGTGACGTTAAACAATTTAGAAAAAGCTAACAGCTTCCTACCGTCACAACCCTTGTGGCCTTTTTCAATGCTTGAAATATGGTTTGGGACAACCGAAACTTCGCTGGCTATTTCCATCTGTTGTAGGCCGTGAGTTTCACGCAACCGCTTTAGCGTAATGCCCACCTTTTTGTTAAGGGCCGCAACTTCTTCTGAAATTTGGTTTTTTGTCAACATAGATTCTATGTAAATTACTTTTTGTAATCTGTCTAGGAAAAAAACTCTTGGCAAAACACACTTATTGTAATAAAGATTCTTTATGACAATTCAACACAACAATAGCAATCTTTGCCTAGCATCTAAAATTATAGCTACGTTAGGCGGTGTCACAAACTTATCGCAAAAAGTTGGGGTAAGCCAATCCGCTGTTAGCCATTGGTTAAATCGTGGCATCCCTAAAAATTACCTGATGAGGAATAAGCTAGAAGCCTTGTTGATGGCTGAAGACCAGATCAATCCTATTGAGTTAATTAAGGAATTGCGCGATGGCTAAAAGCAAAGCGGCGCGGCTTGGCTATGCCGATGAGATGAAAGTGCGTGACCAGCTAATTAAATTTGGCATAGATGCGGTGCGTGTTGACAGAAGGTTGGGGCAACTAGGCGCAGACCAATCTTGTGATTTGCTTTTAAAATATCCGAATGGGCAACAGAAGCCATTAGAGCAAAAGCGAGTCAAAGGCGGTTTTAAGACTATCCGTAAATGGCTAGACGGTGCGCCAGAGGGTGCGTTGTTGACGGTGACAGAGCCAAACAAGCCGACACTTGTTATTTCCACAATACAGACACATGGCGAGGTGGTGAAATAATGTTTATCCAGATACGAAGCCTTGAATTGCCATCATCTGAAAAATTAACGCTTTTTGTTTTAGCAACACACCTACCTAACATTTTCCCTTCTACAACATTAATTGCAAATGAAACAGGTTTGAGCCGTAGAACCGTCCAAACATCATTAAATAATTTGAAGCAAAAAAAGATCATATCATGGGAAAAAACGAACGGCGCAAATAGATATAAAATACTAATTGAAAATGATTCCGTTGTGCAACCATTGCACAACCATTGGGCAACCACTGCACAACCGTTGGGAAATGATTGCACAACCGTTGAGCAACCATTGCACACTAAGATACAAAGTAAAAAACAAAGTAAAAAACAAATTAAGAAAGAAGAAAATTTTAGTAAGGAATTTGATCTTTTTTGGGATGCTTACCCAAAAGTCAGGTCATCGAAAAAATCAGATGTATCAAGATTAATAGAAAGAGCATTAAAAAACGGAACCTCTATAGAAAAAATATTAAGTGATTTAGAGCAATTTTTAGAAACAGTGGATAAGCCTAAATACACTCCAAAGCATACCAGTTGGTTGAATACGATGATAAATGATGGTCAATGGAATGAGGAATTTTACAAAGGTAAAATTGCTAGGCGAGTTAGTGCTATTGAAAAGCTTAAGGAATATTGGGAAAAGCGGAAATTTGGCAGAAAAGAAGTTTATGAAACAGAGTCAGCTTTAGAAATTGAAAGGCAACGTATCGAAACAGCTTGGAAAGAAGCAACAGACGAACAGAAAAAAGAATTACGACAATTAGCCCCAGAGGGCGTAACGCTCCCAAAGTTTGAATCGACAGTTGTGCATTTTAAGACGCAACCAACGATGAGGGCTGTTCAATGAGGGTAAACGTTTTTCCACGGCACGATAACGAACCGCCACGCCTACAAATTTTTGAGCAAAATGATCCAATTGCAAAAGTTGATTATGAATTAACAAACGACAAACTCACAATGCTTATTAAAAAATTAGTTGATCAACTTCCTGACCACACACCAAAAAGCGCAAATGTTTATAAAACAGAAGAAAAATTAAAACAATTGGTGGTAGATGAATTTGATTTGCAAAGCGGCGATTTGTGGAAACGTACAAAAAATCGAAACATCGTACGACCAAGACAAGTTTTAATGTACCTACTTAAAAAACATTGCAAATACAGTTCGTCAGAAATAGCAAAAACAATAGGGTTGCAAAGAACCAACGTTATTTATGCAGTTAACCAAGTTGAAAATTTATTGACGTATGGTGACAGAATTTCTGAACACATAACGGTAATTGAAGAAAATTTACAAAACTGGCAAATGTTTAAGGCGGTTGCATGAGGTTACCTCACGGGTACGCATTTTCCAGTTACCCCAGATTTCAAGACGATCATTATCCGACTATTGATACTAGGTGCATACTTGCGTTGCGGGGCACTTGGATACTTGAAACGCCAGCAATCGACGTATGCCACGGCAAAGAACCCACGCCATTACTGCCAGCAACTAATGGTGATTTAAACGATGTTTTCCAACATCCACAAAAATGGAAAACAATTATAACAAACCCACCTTACAAAAGGCCGTTGGTAGATAACATTCTTGATGAGTGCCACAAGCATTTAGATGAGGGTAGAGTTAATATGTTGTGCATCTTAATGCGAACAGCCTTTGACCATGCCAAGACACGCCAGCACCTGTTTAAAAGCCCTCACTATGCAGGGCAAACTAAAATGCTGTTTAGGCCCATTTGGATCGATGGCGAAATAAAAGCCCAACCTATCCACAATTACGTTTGGCATGTTTTCAGAAGAGGTCATAACGGCGAACCTGTTGTTCGTTATTGGGAGCCGCATGAAAAAAAATAAAAAACAATTGTTAGATTTGCCAGATGTGCGTGAACCCTTGGAACGTAGCCAGCATAGCCCAGTTGACGAAATAGATTTCAAACCCAAAGGCGGCAAAGCGGTTCAACGGGTGCGGCGAGTTAGATATGAGCATCCGTTAGATGTAATCTGGCATCGCGCACAGATTACAGACAAAGCCCATGAGGCGGGTATGCGTTTTAGGTCATTGTATGAGCGTTGCACTTTTAAAAGCCGTGTGACGGCAAGATACGGAGCTACAGTAGGCGTTGGCGGCGGCTTTGATGAGGAAATCATTGCAAGGCAAGAAATAAACAACGTTTTAAAAAATTTAACAAGGCGGCAAGCGGCGGTAATTATTGGCGTGTGTGGCCATGCCGAATTTCCAACAGTATGGGCAAGGCGCAAAAATTGGACTCCGATGGCTGATAGCGCACAAGTGATGTTGCGGCAAGCGTTAGAAGAGGCTGTGCGTGTCTGGAAATTATAACCACAAAAGAACAATGGAAAATGAGCAAGATGCTGTTAATGAGATGGCAATTGCAAAAACGTTAGCCGCCAAATGGCACTGCCAAATGGAAAAAAACGCTAAATTTTCAACATTTGATTATGTGGCGATGCGCGAAAAAATAATTGTCGCTTTTATAGAAATGCGTTGTCGATCTCACAAAATAAACGTTTACCCAGACGTTTATATAAACTTAAAAAAATTATTGGAAGCGCATTTAATTGAAAGCGCAACAGACACAAAATGTTTTTTTGTAGTTCAATTTGCGGATTGTTTAGCATATTGCCGTTTAAATAAAAAATTACAAATTACCAAGAGTTCGCCCAAATGGAACACTAGGATAGCAAAAGCTGGGTACAAAGACACAGAAGAGGTTGCGCTTATCCCTATTTCTCAATTCCAAAAAATACATTGCGTTGGGCCTCGCTCATTATCTCAAGTAAATCAACGATAGCTAAATATCTACCGTTGCCGCGATAAAATGCTTTTTGAAAACTACTTGTTGTCACGCCTAATCTTTCAGCTAATTTTTTTTGTTTAATTTTCATATTAGCTAAACGTCTAGTTGCGCCAGCATTTGTCATTTGCTTTTTTTAATTTTTCCATAAAAAAATTGTAGCTTTTGTTTTTGAAGCCAGTAAAAACTTTCATCAGCTTTGTACCATTCATACATTTCCTCTGACCATTCTGACTCAGATAAAAAACGTTCTTTGTCTTCAAAAAAACCAGTTTTAAGTTCTTCTCTTAAAATACTTATCATCCCATAAAGTGCGCCGCCAAAGCTACACAACACATTAGATTTTGATGATTGCCAAAACAATGTAAGAGGTGCGTAAAAAATAAAACGCCAACCGCTTTCACTGTTGGAAGAATGAAGCGTAACGCCGTTGTCCTCGCAGATTTTACGCAACCGTATAATAGTCTTTGGCTCTTTATCACTCATTTCAATTTCTCCAAATTAGTTATGCCCATTGCCCTGATTTGCAAAGGGACAAATCCCTATAAGTATCGTTAATAGGGGAATGTCCTTTTATAATTGCATTGCACAGAAACAGCAATAGTGATGTTTTTAAGGCTTGATTAATTACTTCTAGTAATATAGACTCCAATCAGTAATTAATTTTTGGAGAAATTAAAAATGACTATTAACAAGATTTTAACTGAAAGCATTTATTCTGATGACATTAAATATTGGCGCAAAAGAGTAATTCAAAATCCATCTTTGTTACAAGAGGCAGTTGAGTGTGGGATGACTGTGCAAGACATGGAAGAATATTCTCAAAACATTAAAGATTATGATGATTGGGCGGCAGTTAAATATGGCAACGGAGCCTTTAGATGAAGCGGCTAATAGAGGATGTAATTGGTGGGCTACTTGTACTGGTAGCCCTGCCTGTTCTGGTTTATTTCGTTGGTGTTGCGGTGGGGATAAACTGAGATGCGAAAATATTGTTTATCAGATGTGCGTGTCGCCGCGCATGAAGAAACGACCCTGCAAGACGTTGTAGATAACGCATTAGAATTGCGAAAAACAATCAAAGAAGCGCACAATAGCTCAACTTGCATCGACACAAAAAACTGGTTAATTGCAATTGATGACGATTTAGTGAATACAATTCAGCAAGGCAAAGAAATTGTTGAGGACAAAACTGATCGTTTAAATGTGATGATTGAAGACAATTATTATTGATGGAGAAACTAAGGTGTCCCAAATGTCCCCGCACTAGGGAATGGGACAGTGGGACACTGCCCACGAACGTAAGCGAACGTCTACGCACAACATATAGCATAATTAAGGGTTGACGGAAAAAAGTCATACTGTATGTTGTTCTCACGATTAAACTTGCGCCCTGCGGCCAATTTCTCCAAAAATTGAAAGTCTTAACTTTTTAGCCGCTGGCGCGAGTTGATCGACCATTCCTACTCCCTAAACTAAACGGCTGGCCTTCGCGCTGGCCGTTTGCTTTTTGAAGGCGTTTTATGGACGACAAAAATAAAATGCCAGAAATTGGAGCAGGATCAGTCGCAATTTACGAACGAAAAGACGGCACATTTCTTGTAGTCGAATTAACAAGATTTGACGTTGATGAGCAAGATCAAGCAGAGAAATACGCCGCGCTTTTGGCTGGTCAGGACATCTTTGAATGGCATAACGGCACACTCCATTAATGAAAAACAATCAAATTGAAATCAAAAGGTGACATATGCCTAGAGGTGGCCCAAGGCCAAACAGCGGCAGAAAAGCTGGTACAAAAAACATCAAAACAAAAGTGATTGCAGAGCGTTGCGCTGAAGAAGGCATAACGCCGTTAGAGTATATGCTTAACGTTATGCGTGATCCAACACAGGAGTTTGATACTCGCATGGATGCGGCGAAATCTTGCGCTCCATATATGCACCCTAAACTTGCATCAGTTGAACAGAAAATTGAAGCAGAGGTAAACGGAACAATCTATGAATGGCTCACAGGAACAATGGCAGACATTGGGCAAAGCGTGGCAGACGAATCCAGCGATGTTCGTAGAACAGGCACTGGGAGCAACGCCAGAGATATGGCAACAGGAAGCACTGCAAAGTCTATGCACTAATGACCGCATAGCCGTTAGATCAGGCCACGGCGTAGGAAAGTCAGCATTTAGTGCTTGGGTGATCCTCTGGTGGATGTATACCAAATCGCCAGCAAAGGTTGCTGTGACGGCTCCTACAAGCCACCAACTGCAAGATATATTGTGGTCAGAACTTGCGACATGGCACAGGAAAATGCCTAAAGAGTTGCAAGAGTTATTTGAACTAACTGCAACACGATTTTATCTAAAGGCCCAGCCTGATACATCTTTCAGCGTTCCAAGGGTAAGCCGTCCAGAGAAGCCAGAAGCGTTTCAAGGCTTCCACAGTGATAATATGTTGTTCATCATTGATGAAGCATCTGGGGTTGATGACGTTATCTTTGAAACAGGGCAAGGCGCAATGTCGACCAAGGGCGCAAAGACGCTGATGGTTGGCAACCCTACCAGAACATCAGGCTATTTTTACGATGCGTTTAACAGCCATAGATCAAAGTGGTGGACAAAGCGTGTCAGTTGCGAAGACAGCACCAGAGTTGATCCAGCTTTTATAGATGAAATGGCATTTAAGTATGGCGTTGACAGTGCCATCTACGCTGTGCGTGTGCTTGGTGACTTCCCAGAGCAATCTGATGACGCAATCATTTCTTTATCGCTTTGTGAAGCGGCAATAAGGCGTGACGTTGATGTATTAGAAGGGCAACCAACATGGGGCGTTGACGTTGCCCGATTTGGCGATGATGCAACTGCATTAGCAAAGCGCAAACGAAACACATTGCTAGAGCCTGTTAAAAGTTGGCGCAACAAATCTGTAACCCAAGTGGCTGGAATTATTATTGACGAATACTTGCAAACAGCAGTCTCAGAGCGTCCTAACAAAATCTGTGTTGACTCTATCGGCATTGGGGCTGGTGTAGTTGACATATTGCAAGACGAAGATTTGCCAGCCGTTGGCATCAACGTGGCAGAAAGTCCTAGCGTTAGAGCAAGGTATATGCGCCTTAGAGATGAACTTTGGTTTAGAGGCAGAGAGTGGCTAGAAAGCCGCGACTGCAAGATGCCAGATGATGGCGATCTGATAGGCGAATTGACCGCACCAAAATACCAAATGACTGCTTCTGGTAAAATCCAAGTTGAGCCAAAGGACAAAACTAAACAGCGCATTGGTGGCTCACCAGATTTAGCCGATGCGTTTCTTCTGACCTTTGCTAGTCCAGATCACAGGCCCAGCGAAGAATATTTTTACGAAACTGAACATTTTGAGGATAGCTAAATGTATGGAAAGAAAAAAGGTAAGGGCGGGAAAAAGAAATGACGCAAACAGTCATCAGTGTTCAAAGTTTAGTGGTTGAGGCTGACCGCGATTATTACGAAAAGTCACGAAGGCCGTGGGTGTACAAATTTGGCAAGCCAAGCAATGCGACAGATAGCGCAGGGCGCGGCAGATATGTTGTGCAGGGTGAGGCCGCACCAAGCCAGCCCAAATGACAGAAAATATTAACGTCTATCGCGATACCTCTAAAATTCCAACGGCTGACGAAACAAACATGGCATCAAGGGCCGCCGCAACACTTGATAGCCATTACAAAGGTTACAAGTGGCAAGTGGCGTTGCGCGATGGCATTGCTATTGTTCGCAATCAAGCTTTGTCGCCAGATCATGGCTATTTTATCAATCTCAGCCAAGAGCCTGATTTTGAGAGGGCTGTAATGAGGGCTGGCGGCGAGATATTAGAGCGATCAAAAATAGCACGAAATAGATTTGATTTATCAGCGTATGCAGATGCGGCAGATAAAGCATTTCGTAATGTTGGTAGCAGACCAGAATAAAGTGAGAAGCCAATGCGTATTACAGATGGTGATGCTGACTCCAAATTGATGGATTATGACGGCGACCAAGACGACTCCAGCATGGATGAAAATGATGATACTGATTGGTTAGATCTGGCAAAAAACTGTTATGAAACTGCGATTGATTATGTGCAGTCTAGCCACAGGGATGACTGGGAGCGATCCATCAACCTGTTCAACAACGAACATCCATCTGGCTCAAAATACAACTCAGACGCATTTAAAAGACGGTCAAAATTGTTTAGGCCAAAAATACGATCTTATATAAGAAAAAACGAAGCAACGACGGCACAGGCTTTTTTTAGTACTCAGGACGTTGTTAATATTTCGCCACAAAATGACAACGATGAACAGCAGTTAGCTTCGGCGGCGATCATCCAAGAGTTGCTAAACTATCGACTGCAAAAAACCATACCTTGGTTCAGAACTGTTATTGGTGCAAGGCAGACGGCAGATATTTACGGCATCACTGCCGCCAAGATTTATTGGAAATATCAGGAAGCAGAAGACGGCGAACAGCCTGTTATGGATGAGTCAGATATGCCAATCATTAATGAGGATGGCGATCTGGAGGTTGAGCCACGCATGGTTGTTGTGGAAGACAGGCCAGCAATTGAGCCTATTGAGCCAGAAAACATTTTGTTTGATCCAGCGTCAGATTGGCTAGACCCAGTAAACAGTTCTCCATATCTAATCGTCAGACGGCCAATGTTTGCGATAGACGTTAAGGCAATGATGAAAACGGATAACCCGAAAAGCGGTCAACCAGCGTGGAAAGAGTTGGATGATGCAACGCTTAAAATGGGCCAAGAAATGGACGAAACAAACCTTGATGATGCAAGGAATTTATTCGATGGGGCTGACAGGACATCTAGTGATGCACCGATAGACGATTATGAGGTTTTGTTTGTGCATGAAAATTTCGTTAAACGTGACGAAATAGATTATCAATATTATACATTAGCAACAGCCGCATTGCTGACTGATCCAGTTCCAGTGTCAGAAATCTATTTGCATTGCCAAAATGGTGATCGTCCTGTTGTTGTAGGTTTCAGTAATGTTGAGGCGTTTAAGCCGTATCCATCTAGCCGTGTTGAGATGCTTGGCAGTCTACAGCAAGAGGCAAACGACTTAGCTAACCTACGCATGGACGCATTGAAGTTTAGCCTAACGCCAATGGTAAAAGTAAGGCGTGGTAATAAAGCACTTGTTCCAGCATTAACAAACAGATCACCCGCCAAAGTTATTACTATGGATGATCCAATGACAGATGTTGTGGAAATGGCTCCCCCACCAGTAAACAGTCAGGCTTATGCAGAGCAAGACCGCCTAAATGCAGATTTTGATGATCTGGCTGGCAATTTTAGCGGTGGTTCTGTCAGCAGTAACAGGCGCATGAATGAAACTGTTGGCGGTATGCACTTACTATCTGGTGAAAGCAATTTGCTAACAGAATATGATTTGCGTGTATTTTCAGAAACATTTGTTGAGCCTGTGTTACGTCAGATGGTGCATTTAGAGCAAGCATATGAAACGGACGCTGTGATATTAGCGATTGCGGCAGAGAAAGCAGAGTTGTTGCAGAAGTATGGCATCAACGAAATCACAGACGATTTACTGCAAGGCGAATTAACGGTTACTGTAAATGTTGGCGTAGGCGGTACTGACCCGATGATGCAGGGCCGCAAGTTCTTGATGGCTATACAATCGTTTCAACAGCTTGTCGCGCCACTTGTGCAAGTCTATGGGCCTAACGTTTTAGAAACATCTGGCGTACAAGAAATAGCAAAAGAATTGTTTGGCAAAGCTGGTTATAAAGACGGCCAACGGTTCTTAAACTTTAAGAATGAGCAAGGTGAAGACCCAAGAATTGCCCAGCTACAAGCGCAGATAGGGCAACTAGGACAGGCATTGCAAGCTACACAAGGCCAGCTACAAGACAAGAACCTTGATAGGCAAATCAAGATGGCAGAAGCCCAGATGAAGGGCCAGATGGACGTTAAGAAAGCTGAAATGGATGTGCAGGGCAAAGCCGCACTTGCAGAGCAAAACTTCAAACTTGATTTAGCAAGGGCGCAGTTAATGCCGACTAAAAACGTTAATGTAATGTAATGGCTGACTTGCCGCCGTTTGCTCAAGGGCAACAAAGACAATTAGTGCCTTACAATAATGCGGGGAAAGTGCCGATAGCTGGAGTCAATGGCGGCGGTGAACTTGCTACGTTGGCTCAAGCAGTTGGGCAAGGGGCCACAGGTATAGCACAAGAATTTTATGTGCCGACAATGGCAATGAAATATCAAGAAGCAATAAACGGTGCGCCAATGAGCAACACAGAGCGTTTAATGCGAATAATGCCAGCCGC